ATGGACGATTCTCGCTCAGTCCAGTCGTACGCCTACCCTGAACCGCCGGCTTCGGCCCGGTTCCTGCTTCCTCCCTCAACCGCTTCCTCGCCCCGCTTCCAGTGCGGCGTCTGCGCCGGCTCCGAGTTCACCATCGAGACCTGGCGGCGCGCCGAAGATATTCAGGAAATCTGGGCCGCGTGCGGCACGCAAGCCTCGCTGGCGCCGCATCAGCGCGTCTTCTTCAATTCCTCAGCCTGCCCGGAGATTCAGACCTGCGTGCGCTGCGCCGCAGCCGAGCAGCGCGACCGTGGCGACAAGCATGCCGCGCTGGTGGGCCAGCTGGTGTTTGCCTCGCGCGACCTGGCGGAGAACCAGTTCTGCACCGCCCGCGAGCATGGGCGGTTCCTGCTGAAGTGCGCGGAGTGCCGCAAGGTGCAGACCGATGATGTCCGCAAGTGGGACCACCAGCTCTGGTGCCGCACCGGCCGGGTGCTGCGGCTGCTGGAATCGCTGATGCAGCTCAGCGCCGCCCAGGAAGCGCTCATGGGATCGAAAACGGGTGGCGCAGGGATACGCCTTCCCGACGCCGACGCGGGGGTTTTGTCCTTTCCCTCCGCCGCCGGCGCGAAAGGGGGCGTGCGATGACAGAAACCATTGCCGCCCCCGCTTCGATGTCTCCGCATGCCGTGATGGGCGCGGAGATGATCGACCCCAAACGCCGGGACTCATCGCAGAAGGTGCAGCAGATCGCGATTGGCAATCTGAATCCGTCGCCGCTCAACCCCCGTAAGACTATCGATGCCGCCTTCCTCGCACAGCTCGCCTCGTCGATCGAGCAGCTCGGCGTGCAGGTTCCGCTGCTGGTGCGGCCGGCGAGCTTTGCGAAAGGAAACATTTCAGTTTACGAAATTGTCGCTGGGCATCGCCGCTACTTTGCCGCGCAGCATACCAAGCTGACCACGCTGCCCTGCATCGTGCGTGAGATGACGGACGATGAAGCCAGCGAAATCATGGTGGTCGAGAACCTGCAGCGCGAGGACCTGCCGGCGCTCGAAGAGGCCGACGCCTACGAGGGTTTGCTGGCCACGCTGGGCTCGGCGCCGGCGGTGGCCGCGCGGGTGGGCAAGCCGGTCGAGTATGTGACGCGGCGGTTGAAGCTGCGCACGCTGATTCCGTTCTCGCGCCAGGCGCTGGGCGGCAAGCTGATCGCCGTCGACCATGCCTTGCTGCTGTCGAAGCTGGCCGATAAAGAGCAGGAGACGGCGCTGCGGTTTGTGCTGCAGCCCGGCGCGACCCGCAAGGACAAAACCGCGGACATTGTCGCCAGTGCGCTGAAGGACCTGCGCGGCGGTGATGATGACGCCGGCGAGTCGCGCTGGCATCGGCATTACTGGCAGCCGCAGTCGGTGCAGAATTTGAAGTCGTTTATCGAGCGCGAAATCAAGCTGGAGCTGAAGCGCGCGCCCTGGGACCTGGGAGACGCGAACCTGCTGCCCTCGGCCGGGGCGTGCTCCGGATGCGCGAAGAACACGGCGGCCAACACCGCGCTCTTCGGCGATCTGGCGGTGAGCGATGCGCGCTGCACCGACGCCGTTTGTTTCAATGCCAAGCGCGACGCCTTCGTCCAGGTGCAGCTCGCCGCGGTCCAGTCGGCCGGGAAGGATGCGGTACGGATCTCGTGGAAGCGTACGAGCGCGAAGCCGTCGAAGCTGCAAGAGAGCAGCGAGAAGTACCTGGCTCAGACTTTCAAGGCGGGGCAGTGGGTTGAGGCGAAGAAGGGCTCCTGCGGTTTCGTGCATGCAGGCGTGACCGTTGATTTTGACGAACAGATTTACGGCACGGCCGACGCGAAGAAGAAGCCGGGGATGACTCTGCTGGTGTGCGTGGCCGCGGGCTGCAAGGCGCACAAAAAGGAGTGGGAGAAGCCGGCGCCGTCGAATGGGGGCATGGTCAATCAGAACTCGGCCGAGGCGCGGGCGAAGCGAGAAAAAAATGAGCAGCTCGTTAAGGCCGAGAACGCGATTCGAGCGGAGCTGGTAAAGAAGGCGATCGCGAAAGTGGACAGGCTGGCCGGGGAGCTTCTGCGGTCGGTTGTGTTGCGTGCCCTGCCGTCGTGGCTTGATCGGGATGATGAGGCAATGTTTCCCGGTCTGGAGTCCAGTCTTGGGAAATGCAAGGTTGACTCTCCTGAATTCGCTCGCGCCGCCGCGTGTCTGCTGTTCGTCGGTGATGATTGCGAGGCCTTTCTAGCACCGTGGGCGGACGGCCTGGAAGGTGGACGCAAGGAATTGATAGCGATTTTGAAGGTGCTCGGCTTTGATGCGGGCTCCGTCTGGGATGCAAAGCGGCCCTCCCCCGCCAAGCCGGAAGCGCCGGTGAAGAAGTCGTCACCGGCGCGGAAGGCGACATTTACGAAAGAGCAGCGGGCGAAGGTCGTTGCCGCGCAAAAGAAGCGTTTATCGGCGGCGAAGAAGAAAGCGGTGCGCAAATGAGAATGTCGCGCCTGGCCTTTATCACCGAGGACCGCGTGTGTATCGGGAAGCGGAATCCCCGGGTCTGTGTGGAGGCCACTCCTGAAGCGGTAGTCATGCGTCTGGAGCGCCAGCCTGACAGTCAAGCAATCCAGGTCTCCTGGGCCACCATGTATGCCTATGCGCGGAATCTCAATGCGCTCGCGCAGCGGGAACGCGTGCGCGCCGAACGGGTCGACCTGGTGCGCCGCGAAGGCGCGCGGAAGGCGGTGGCCCATGGAAGCCGATAAGCATGCCATCCCGCCGCCGCAGCATCCCTTCGACGTGCGCATCAGCATCGGCGCGAACAACTGGGACTATGTGCTGCGGGCTGCCGTCCAGGTCCTCGAAGATCTGCGCCGCGCCGGACCAGATTGCAACGTGTGCTCGGGCGGCTGGGACGGCTCGTTTTCGATCACCGTGCATCGCCGACCCATCAGCGCGGATGAGTATCGCGAGGAGCTGCGGCGGTGGACGGAGGCGACGCGATGAGCGCGGGCACCTGCATCTTCTGCGGCTGCACGGAGGACAAGGCCTGCAGGCTGCCCAATGGAGACACCTGCTGCTGGACCACTAAGCTGCGCAACAAGTGCAGCGCTCCGGGGTGCATCCGCGCGCACCGCGTCATGCAGAAGCGTCACGGCGAGGAGTTGCTGGAGCTGCGCAAGCAGGCCTCGGACGCGCTCAGCCCGGGCCAGAGTTATATGAAGCGCAAGCGGGAACGCGAGCGCCGGTACGGCGGAAGGAAGAAGACAGCATGACCTGGGCCTATTTGTCGCCGCGGCCCTGCCGAAGCTGGTGGCGCTGGATGTTTCAACGCGAAGCGCCGCACTGGGCGCATCGCCAGCTCCGCATCTGCGGATTCACTTTCTGGTGGCTGAGGCTTCGATGAGGGAGACGATGATCATTTCGGAATTGCAGGAGGCGTATCAGCACGCGGCGCGCGCGAACGACGTGTTTGCGAACCAGCCGCGTGAGACCGGAACGATGCCGGAAGACGATGCGCCGGGGATCAGGCTTCATTGGCTGGGCGCGGCGCTGCTTGTGGGCGGCCTTCTCTGGATGCTGCTGGCGCGGGGCGCATGGATGTGGTGGGGACGATGAAGCAGATTGAGATTCAGCTGGCCTGCGAGCTGTCGCAGGAAGAGATTCAATTCCGCGCGCAGGAGCTGGGCGTGTCGGTGGCCGACTATGACGTCGTGGACGATGAGAAGAAGTCGGTCATGAAGAATTTCAAGGAGCGGCTGGAGGTCATCAGCCATCGCATGCGGCGGCTCTCGAGGATCGTTCAGGAGAAGCGCGAGTTTCGCATGGTGCCGTGCGCGGTCGAGTTCCATGTGCCGGCGGTAGGAAGCAAGCGCATCGTGCGCACCGATACCGGCGAGATCGTGCGCGAGGAGCCGATGAACGCCGAGGAGCGGCAAAACAATTTGTTTGAGGCCGCACCGGCTCCGGAATAAAAAGTGGAATAATTTGTGCCCGATTTTACACGCGAGAGGAAGACGGAAAGATGGGTCTGAAGATCGAAACAGTTTCGATGGAGCATGTGCCTGACCCGCCGCAGGGCGGTCGCACCTCCAAATGGTCTCCGCTTTACACCGCTGTGAAGGCATTGGGGGGGGGGCGAGCGCCATGCGGTGAAAGTTGGCCTCTCGAATGAAAAGCAGTTCCTGGCCGCTCGAACGGTGCTGCGCAAGCTCGCCGAGCGCGACGGATGGCGCTGCGTGAGCAGTCGCAATGCGGATTCGACTGAGGCGTATTTCTGGCTGATCAAGCCGGAGGCTAAGAAATAACACAAGCTTCTCCGTATACGAGATGCGGAGGGGGCGACGTTGAGGCCGCGTTTTAGCAAGAGGCGCGGCTTCCGTCCCTGAAGGGTTTTTGAGAGGAATGAGCGAGTGAGCGCGAAGACGGGCATTGAGTGGACGGACGCGACCTGGAACCCGCTGCGCGGCTGCTCGCGGGTGAGCGAGGGCTGCCGGCACTGCTATGCGGAGCAGGTGGCCTATCGCTTCAGCGGGCCGGGCCAGCCGTATGAGGGGCTGGTGCGCATCAACGCCGCCGGCGAGCGCGTGCCGGAGTGGAGCGGCGTGGTGAAGTTGGTGGAGAAGCATCTGCTCGATCCGCTGCGCTGGAAAGAACCGCGCCGCATCTTCGTGAACTCGATGAGCGACCTGTTCCATCCGAACGTGCCGGATGAGTGGATCGATCGCATCTTCGCGGTGATGGCGCTCTGCCCGCAGCATGAATTTCAGGTGCTGACCAAGCGGCCGGAGCGGATGCTGGCGTACTTATCCCGAGAAGGGCTGTGGTTTCGTATCCAGCTAGCCTCGGAAAGGCTGGCCTTTGGCACCAAGTGGAGTGTCGATCGCGCTGCGCATCGGCGCGGTGATTTTCTGGATCATGTGTGGCTGGGTGTATCGGTCGAGGATCAGAAGACGGCGGACGAGCGCATTCCGCTGCTGCTGCAGACGCCCGCGGCGGTGCGGTTCATCTCGGCGGAGCCTCTGCTGGGGCCGCTAGACATCGCTCCTTGGTTAATCCGTCTTCCGCTAGCCGCAGGAGCAGCGAGATTAACTGGCGGCGTGGCGTTCGAAATCGCGGATCGTGTTCTCGATTGGGCCATCGGCGGCGGGGAGAGCGGGCGCGAGGCGCGGCCCATGCATCCGGACTGGGCGCGCTCGCTGCGCGATCAGTGCCAGGCCGCCGGCGTTCCCTTCTTCTTTAAGCAGTGGGGCGAGTGGAAGCCTGCAGAGCGTGGCGACCCTGACTTCCTCCATCCCAATGGCGGCATGCGTCAGGACGGCTCAGTGACGCGTTGGCCTGATGGCCCGGGATTCGATAACCCGCTCTGGAGCATTCGCGTCGGCAAGCACGCCGCGGGCGCGCTGCTCGATGGCCGCGAGTGGCGCGAGTTTCCTTCACCGGAGGTGCGGGCGTGACGGTGGATGGAGCTTCTTTCTGTGTGGGTGGGGCGGCGGGCATGTGGGCCATGCGTCTGCTGGGGCGCAGGCGGGCGCGGGTGGCGCGGCTGTGTGCTTTACGGAATGCGAAAGAAGCGGCGCTGCGCCGGGGAGAGAGTGACCCAGACGCCGCCGCGGCTCCATTGGCGGAGGTTGGCCTGGGCCTGGGCGGTGTCTCCCTGCAGCCGGGCGATGATGCGCAGCAGCGGCGCGGGGCTGGGGCCGGAGCCGGCGACGCGGATCCAGCCGGTAAGCGGGGTGCGGCGGTCGGCGGAGAGCAGGTGGAAGCTCCAGCCGTCGCGCAGCATGAAGTAGAGGTAGGCGCGCACCTGGGAAGCATAGCGCGTTTGCGGATCCGCAAGCTCCAGCAGGAACCGCGATGAAGATGAAGGCGCTGTCGCTGTGGCAGCCGCATGCGCAGGCCATTGCGCTGGATTTGAAGCCGTGGGAGACGCGGGGCTGGCCGACCAGCTATCGCGGGCCGCTGGCCATCCACGCGGCCAAGCGTCTGTGGACGGAGTCCGATGCGTGGCATGACGAGGCGCGGCGGCTCATGCGCGGCTTCGACTTCCGGCTGGCCTACGGCGCGGTGGTGTGCGTGGTGGAGCTGGTCGACTGCGTGCGCACCTCGGAGCTGCGCGGCAAGATTACTCCGGAGGAGGAGTTCTGGGGCGACTTCTCCGACGGCGAGCGCGGCTGGGGACGGTACGCGTTCAAGCTCGCGAATGTGCAGGTGCTGGCGGAGCCGCTGGTAACGCGCGGGCATCAGGGATTTTTTGAAGTGGAACTCGACGGCTTTCGTGCGCCGGATACGCTCACGCTGCCGTTGTTTAACCACCCCGGCGACGTGGACCTGTCGCCGGGGAACCGGAGGGAGCGCCATGAGTGAAGCGGCGAAAGAAAAATATGCGGAAGAGCAGAAACCCTGTGTCGTAGCGCGGCTGGCGTGTGGGCATTTTGTTGCGGCCAGCATGTTAGATGTCGCCGGACGGGATGGCTGCATCAGCTTGGAGTCGCTGTTGGAACTTAAAGAGTTCATGCAGGAGTTCCCCGACGATACTGCTTTCGAGTTGCGGCCAGTCAGCTTTGTGCGCAGGGGCGGCTTAACCTTCGGGGCCCACTGCACAGGGAAATCGGCTCATGAGTAAGCAGCGGTGGGACCTGACCTCGACGCATGCGCTGGAGGCGGCGGCGGAGTGGCTTCGCAAGGGCTCCGACGCGACCGTGGTGATGGTTATTCGCGGGCAGGACTTCGCCTTTGCGGTGGCCGAGGATTGCGCGCCGTCGGATGCGGCGGAGCTGGTGCGCGAGCTGCTGCCGCAGATGGTCGAAGAGACGAATCGGGCGCGCGTGGCCCGGCGCGAGGAGAAAACCAGAAAACGCGCCGCGTCGATCCTCGACCAGGCTCGCGGGCTTTGAGGTTGTTTGATTTTTTTGTTGTGAGGGGAGAACGGGGATGAGGGTAAATATCTACGCGGAAGAGCTGACAGATCGGGTCGAGCTCGTCGTAAAAGAAATCGAAGGCCGCAGCTATACGGCGGTGCGATTCTATCTGGAGCTGCCGTGCACCATTAACAACCAAGGCCCGTATGCCAGCCCTAACGATGACCGTCCCACGAGAAACGTGAGGGGCCCATTCATTCATCGGCCCGGTGACGACGATTCCGCGGCAGTCACATTCTGGGGCAAGCGCGATCTGCGGACTCTCCTGCGCAAGGCGCTGGACCTGCTGGATGCGCACTACGCCGAACCGGTCGAGCTGCCGCCTCCGGAGCCCGCGCCTTAATTCCATAAACGAAAACGCTACGTAGCAGCTCGCCGGGGCGGCGAGGACGGTGAAGGTGTGCGCGCAGTCTTCACCGCGATGGGGTGAGTGTGCGTGGGGCGGGAACGGGCTGGAGACGATGGCGAATAGGAATGGACGGCCGCGGCGGACGGATGCCGATCGTGCGTACCTGCTGGCGCTGGGAGCTCGCATTGTGGAGGTGCGCAATCGGCGGCAATGGTCGCGGCGCGAGCTGTCGGAGGCGGCGCAGTTGAGCGAGGAAACGCTGCACCACTACGAGCACGGAAGCAAGATGCCCACGGTGGCCTCGGCGCTGCGCCTGGCGAAGGCGCTGGATGTGGGGCTGGGCTGGCTGCTGAAGGGTCCGAAAGAGAACGTCGCCGCGGCGGCGAACGACAAGGGGCAGGCATGACACCGAAGCGGACAGATCAAGAATTTGTAAGAAGTCGGTGGCGCTCAGCGTGCGTTCTTCCCGGTGGCGTTGACTCGCACCCTCGGCTCAACATGTATGCGGTTTTCGTCGGGGCTTCTAACCTCAAAGGCGGAAATGGTAAGCGGAGAAAAACTGGCTGGTATACATCCGAATCCGAAGCCTGGATGGCCGCCGCAAAGAGATTGGGCAATGCTAACGAAGCGGGGCGGGGGCGGGCGTGAGCGGACCGGTGGAGATACCGAAGCGCGACAAGCGCAACCCCGGCCACTGCTGGCAGGACAACGAGCTCTATGACGTCTTCCAGCCGGTGTTGGGCGCGCTGCCGACGCATGTTTTCGCGGTGATGAGCCGCTGGTGTTACGGGCATGAGGTGCAGATGGGGGTGCGGGAGATCGCGGCCCGGGCGGGCGTGAGCCGGAGCACGGTGCAACGCGCCATGCTGGCCATGCAGGCGCTCAACATGATCCGGATCTGCGAGGGGCGGGGACGCACGGCGGCGACCTGGGACCTGCTCGATCTGAAGGAGGCGGCGCGGGCGCTGGGCGCTGGTTTCGATGCCCGCGAGCGCTGCTGGACGCTCAGCGCTCACCAGCAAAAAGATGCGCGGAAGCGGATCGCGGATGCCTGGCGCGGGGCGGGAGTTTGTGTCTCTGACGGGGACGCAAAACATGATGAGGAAAACAGCGTGGAAAAGGCCTGTTGTGTCTCTGACAGGGACGCGACGGGTTCGGTTGTGTCCCACGTTGTGTCCCAGAATCGGGGTGTTTGTGTCCCAAATCGGGGGGGGCTATTAGATATACAAGACACAAAGACTCTAAACAAAAACCCATCCCCTGCCCCTTCCCGCACAACGCGGGAAGGGGTGAGTGTTTCACCGGCTCGCGATACGGCTAATCCCCTCGCAACGCGGCGGGAAAAGGCGACGGCTCTCGACGAGAGCTCACCCCAGCGACGTGGACCTATCGCCGGGGACCCCGAGGGCGCGGCAGTGGCGGCGGATCGGGTGATGCGGGAGTGCTGCTTCGGAGGCCGACGGCTGCCGAAGCTGCTGGGCGAGGTGCTGGCGCGGTATGCGCAGCAGCTAGCTCAGGTCGAGGGTGAAGAGCCCGATGACGCAGCCTTCGACGCGTCTGCGTCCGCGATGATTGCCGCCTGGCGCGAGTACGAGGAAAGCAAGCAGCATCTGCGCTGGGTCTGCGGCCCGGCGAAGTTCTTCTCTGGCGGGATGTGGCTGAACGCCGACGGCTGGCCCTGGGACCGCGAGCGGATGGAGCGCGAGCGCGGCGCGAGAGTGGGTGCGCGATGAGGGCGCGCAAGCGGGTGTTGGTGGCGTGTGTGGCGCAGGTGGATGCGGAGTGGCTGAAGTTTCTGTTGGAGCTGCGTGGTCCGTATGCGGTGACGGTGGTTGCGGGTGCCGCAGATGCGCTGCAGGTGCTGGATGGGGCGCAGCATTGCGGGCAGCGCTTCGATCTGCTGCTGGCGAGTCTGGGATGGACGGAAGAGTCGAACCTGATGGCGCTGGAAGCGAAGCGCGTGCATGAGGGTTTGAAGGTGGTTATCTTCAGCCACACCTCCTGCTCGTATGAGCGGGCCTGTCACGCCGACGTGTTTCTTCCCAAGGCGCGGTGCAGCCCTGTCGAAATGCTGGAGTGTGTGCGGATCGCGACGGCGCGCAAGCGCGGGCCGATGAAGTGGGCGGTTGGCACGGTGCGGGAAGGGCCGCGGCGCCGCGAGGGCGTCAAGCTAACCGCCAAGGGAGGGGGTAACTGGGGATGAGTTGGCATGAGAATGAAGTCCGCAAGATTGCCGATGTTTCATGCCGCAAGTTTGGCCATCGAATTTATGTTGTAAAGATCAATCGAGGAGCTGTGATCGGCAAAGCCGTATCCCCTTATGGTGCCTACGTCAGGGCCTATCAGTTCCTACGGACTACATTGCCACCACCTGAAGCAGAGCAAACCATGCGTCGAGGTTGACGGGGGATTGGATGCGGTGTTTGGTCACTTATAGGCAACCACGCAGCAGATTTTCCTTGCGCGACGGGCAACCGGTGATATGGTTTGCTTCGTAACCCAGAACAATTGGCCGTCGCGAGACGGAGCCGACTTATCCCCGGCTTAAACCAACCCAGATAGTAACGCCCAAAGATACGCGAACCCGTGTCTGGGCGTTTGTGTTTTTGAAGTATCTCCTGGCCGTGCCGCACGCCGGCTGGGGAAATCCGGAGAGCAGGGGTGGCCGGTGCGGAGGTGTAGTGCCCACTCCGGAGTTTTTCTGGCCGCAGGCTAAGGAAAGCTAAACACTTGTTGACGAGGAAGGGATTCATGTCTGACGGGCGTCCGCGAATAAGAAAACGTTTCCATCTGTACGCTGCGGAGCCCGCGATGCCCTCGCGAATCATTTTCAGCACGTCATTCGAGAAGGGTGAAGCTGCTGTTGCGGAAGGCAGGTTCCGGCGCGTGAAGGACCAGCAGACCGGCGAACACGTCGGGTATCAGATCATGCCGGAACATCTACGAGGAGAAAAGGCGCATGTCTGAAGGGCGCAAGAGCTTTCACGTGTATCACTCCGAGACGGTACTCGGCTGGCGCATCATCCGCAAGATTTCGTTTGACGCCGGCGAGAGCAAGGTAGCGCAGGGCGTGTGGCGTCGGGTGAATGACGAGCTGGGCAACCACATCGGCTATCAGATTCTTTCGGCGGCGGCGCATCGCGTGGATCTCGATCTGCCCTCGCGTCCGCAGCCGGTGTCGATCACCGCGGCGCAGTCGGAGCTGAATGCTTACACCGTGTTCACCGATGGCAGCTCGCGCACCGCGGGCATGACCGAGGAGCGGCGCATGGAGCGGGCGGCGCGCGGTCTCGATCCCGAAGATGAAGTGGAGCGGCTGCAGATGAAGATTTCCGTATTCAAAAAACTTGGCGCGGCCAGGGGCGACATTATCCGGGTGTGGCCGCTTGATCGCGCCGAGCCGGTAGGAGTGTAAGCGAATTTATGAGACTTCCTTTTCCTTTGGACTTCAGTCCATGCAACCGCAAACGCACGCCGGCGATGATCGGGAAACGTCATCGCTCTCTGAAAGCCCGCGCCAATCGGCGCAAGGCTAAGCGATAACGATATGGCAATTCGAGCTGGGCACGGCGGACAGACAGGGGTTGACTTCAACGTCGTGGCCTCGCCATCGGTGGGCAGTGTGGTTGAGCCGAAGTATTGCGAGATTTGCGGGCGGCAGTTCTTTCGTCTGCGTGGCTCCGGCGTAAAGCTGTGCGCGCCGCATGCGGAGAGTGCGGCGAGGCGGGCGATGGCTGAATCGGGCGTCCTCGTTGACACGAATCCTTCGCAGTCCTTTGGGCGCAGGATTCGGCGGGTGGGCGCGGTGTCGAGACGGAAGTTCGTACCGGCGAGGATTGCTTGACGTTCTGCGGAGGCCAGGTGATCAAAGTGAGTTTGAAGTGCGCGATTCTCGGGATGTGTCTGTTTGCGGCGATGGACGGCAAGTATCCGCCGGTGCTGGCCCAGCAGCATGAGATGAGCGCGGAAGACGCCACCCAGGACGCGAACATTACCGAACTGAACAAGCACCTGGAGAACACGGACAGGAACGTCTCGTCGCTGCAGAGTGCGGGCAACTCGAACGCTCTGGCGATTGCCGAGATGCAGGGCGAGGAGCGGGTGTTCTTCACCATTCTGGGGATTTTGTCGGGCGCGGGCATCGTGCTGCAGGTGAAGACGAAGAAGACGGTGGCCGCTTAGTGACGTTTGCGGGCGAGGCGGCATGATGACGGATGCTTTGGTGATCTACCTGCTGATCGGGATCGTACTGTCGGCGCTCGTGTCGCGGACGATTGGCGATAGAGACCTGGTTCTGCTCAGGGACTGGCTTGACTTCGTCGCAGTGTTTGTTTTGATCGCCCTGCTGTGGCCGGTGGTTCTTTGGTGTCGCGCATCATGACCTTTGCGCGTGAGGATGTAGCGGCACAGTGTCGTCGCTGGGGCGGATCGTTGTGGCTGCCTCCGGAGATTGACGGCGTGAAGCTGCTGTGGGCGCTGGCCGGGAATGAATCGAGTTTTGGCGCGAACGCCGCGCCCAGGCATGAGCCGGCCTATGACGTGGGCGGGAAGTTCGCGAAGGTTCCCGCGCAGGCCAAGCTGCTGGAGCTGTATGGCTCGGCGGGCGCGTGCAGCTATGGGCCGTGGCAGGAGATGCTGGTGAACTGCGTGGCGGGCACGAAGCCGGACGATATGGCGCAGTTGGGCCGCTGCGGGCTGGAGACGACGGCCTTCATCAATCGCCGCATCCTGAAGGGCGAGCATGCGACGACGATTGCCGAGATTGCCGAGGCGTACAACTCCGGCAAATGGCAGTGGGAGACGGTTCCGCGCGGTGTGGAGACCTACGCGGAGGATTGCGTGAAGTACTACGAGACGTTTCCGATGCCGGCGGCGGTGGTGAATCAGGAGGCGATATGAGTCTGTTTGGCAAGGTTGTCCGGACGGCGGTGAATGTGGCGACGTTGCCCGTCTCCGTCGCGAAGGATGTGGTGACGCTTGGAGGGGTGACGCGCCCCAAGGGAAGCTATCTGGTCGAGAAGCTTCAGAAGATCAAAGACGAAGCGGAAGACTAAAAAACAAGTTTGCAGCGGCGGCTGTCTGAAAGGTTCGCCGGGAAGATTGCCGGGCATTGCGACCTGGCTGCGTGTCGATGCATGCGCCGAGCCTTGTAAGCCGGACCGCACCGATTCCGCTCGACGCCGCTGCAGAGCAACAGTTTCGATTCATTCGAAAAAGAGGAGAAAGTTATGGCAAACGGAGTAGAGACATTTCTCAGCAAGGTAGGCAAGGGCTTCAAGAACGTATGCGCTTTCCTCGGCAGCACGCCGGGGCAGGCGGCCATCTCCGGTGCCGAGACAGCCGCAACAATGATCGCCACCGCAGTCGGCGGTCCCGGTCTGGGCGCAGCTGTTTCCGGGATTGAAGGTCTGGTGAACGCGGGACTGAGGAACGTCCTCAGCACCGAAGCGACCGCTGCCGCTCTCGGCGCGCAGACCGGTACGGGAACGCAGAAGGCTGCGATTGTGACAGCGTCGGTTGCCTCGGATGCGGGCGCGTTCCTCAAGTCCATCGGCGTAAGCGATCCTACCGACGAAGAGGTGCAGTCTCTCGCGACGGTCATCTCCACCGCGTCGGCGAACATTCTCAACGCGATTCCCGCTCGTGCGACGGCGGCGCTTCCTGCGCCTGTAGCGGCTCCGGCGGCTTAACGATATACCCCAAACGACGACTGCAGTAAACGCCCATGTGCGCTGGATCGCCAAGTCGGGAATCCAGCGCGTGGGCGCGTGAGGAGCTATGGCCAGCATTCGGGTGCGATTTATTCGGAACGCGGGCTTTACGTCCGGCGGCATCTCGCGGCTGACGGGTAGCCTGTTTTCCCATGTGGAGTTCGGTACGCCGGAGGGAACCTGGATCGGCGCGCACATCGGCGGCGGCATTCAGGAGCGGCCCGCCGACTATTGCAATCCGGTGCTGGAGTACGTCTACGAGGTTCCCTGCACGGCGTTGCAGCAGACGCAGGGGCTGGCGAAGATGCGCGCGGGGATCGGCACCAAGTACAACACGCTGGACATCGTCGGCCTGATGTTTCAGGCGCGCTCGCTGCGCTCTCCGCATCGGCTGATCTGCAGCCAGTTCTACGCCGACATCATGCTGTTCGTGTTCGGCGCGACGCGCTTCCTGAATGTGAATGAGGACTGGACCTACAGGATCACTCCGGAGACCGGGCATCTTAGCCCGCTGCTGGTGGGCCACCGGGTGAAGGCCCTCGTGTCCGGCAGAGAGCTGTCGCCGGAGATGTTCGGGCGGATCCCGCGCTAGCGGAAGGCGGGACGGTGCAGGACGAAGACTGCGCGCAGGTGGTGGCGATGCAGTTCGCCGGCGGAATGTCGCTGGCGAAGCTCGCCGAGGAGTGGGAGCGCGACCCGGCCTGGGTTGAGGAAGCGATTCGACGGGCGCTGCTGGAGGCGATTCCGCAGCGAGACGGCGGATTGAAGATGCCGCGCTCGGAGGAGCGCGCGGCGCGTAGCGAAGAGGTTGAGGCGTTGAGCGGTGTGCAGCGCAAGCTGAACTTATGGACGTGAAGCACCCCAGCGACGAGGACCTGTCGCCGGGGACCCCGGAGACAGTATGAAGATGACGCCGAGAAAAGCCACCTTCATCACCGAGTACTCGCTGCATGGCAACGGGACACAGGCGGCAGTGAAGGCCGGAGTTCCGGAGAGCAGCGCCCATGTAACCGCTTCGCGGTGGCTGAAGGAGCCGAAGATCGCGGCGGCCATCGATGAGCAGAAGGAGCGGCTAAAGGCCAAGCTGGAACTCACGGCGGAGCGTGTGCTGCTGGAGCTGATGCGGATCGCGTATTACGATCCTGCGAAGCTCTACGACGAACATGGCGAGCGCATTCCGGTGCATCTGCTCGATGAAGACACGCGGCGGGCGGTGGCATCCATCGAAGACGAGACCCGCAAGGCGAGCGGTACGACTACGCGAAGCCAGTACGTGAAGATGGCGGACAAAAAAGGCGCTGCCGAGCTTCTGGGCAAGTACCTGAAGCTGTTCACCGAGCGCGTGGAGCATGACGGGCGGGTGACGCTGGAGACGCTGATTTGCGGGAGCAAAGTTGATAGAGCAGGCGACCCAGAGGGTAGCTGAGTGGCGGCGCGATCCGGCTCGCTTTGTAAGGGACGTGTTCGGCGCCGAGCCGGATCTGTGGCAGGCGGAAGTGCTGGGGCTGCTGGGCAAGCCGGGACGCAAGCGCGTGGCCATGAAGGCCTGCGCAGGTCCGGGCAAGACGGCGGTGCTGGCCTGGGCGGGATGGCATCGGCTGGCGTGCTTTGCCGCGCCGATGGAGCATCCCAAGGGAATCGCGGTCTCGATCACCGGCGACAACCTGAAGCGCAACCTGTGGGCGGAGATGGCGCGCTGGAGGAATGCGAGCCCGTTTCTGCAGCGCGCGTTTGAGTGGACGGGGTCGCGGATCGCGGCGCGGGATCATGCGGAGACGTGGTTTCTGACCGCGACCAGCTGGCCGAAGACGGCGGACCTTGAAACCATCGGGCGCACACTGTCGGGGCTGCATTCGCGTTTTCCGTTTTACCTGATCGACGAGAGCGGGGATATTCCGCCCAACCTGCTGCGCTCGGCCGAGCAGGGGCTGTCGAGCTGCGAGGACGGGCTGATCATTACCGCCGGGAACACTACCAGCCAGACCGGGCTGCTCTACGAAGCGTCGGTGCGGCTGAGGGGCGAATGGAAAGACGGCAAGTGGGTGGTGATCTCGATCACCGCCGATCCGGAGAGTGCGCGGCGGACGCCGCGGGTAGACATCGAGTGGGCGCGGCAGCAGATCGCCGCTTACGGGCGCGAAAATCCGTGGGTGATGGCCTATGTGCTGGGCGAGTTCCCACCCGGGTCGATCAACGCGCTGCTGAGCGTGGAAGAAGTGGAAGCGGCGATGAACCGCTCGCCGGCGGCGGGCAGCTACGAATGGGCGGTGAAGCGGCTGGGTGTGGACGTGGCCAGGTTTGGCGACGATCGTACCGTGCACTTTCCGCGGCAGGGGCTGGCGGCGTTTCAGCCGGCGATTATGCGCCATGCGCGGGGCAGCGCGGTGAGCGTGGATATTGCCAACCGCACCATGGGTATGATGAACGACCTGGGCGCGGAGGAAGCGTACTTCGACGACACGGTGGGATGGGCGCATGGAGCAGTGGACGTGCTGCGCGCCGCCGGCCGCCAGGTGTACGCGATTCAGTTCGACGCGCCGAGCGGGAACCCGCGCTACCTGAATATGCGGGCGCAGATGTGGATGGAGATGGCGGAGTGGGTGAAGACGGGATGCCTGCCGAATATTCCGGAAATGGTGGCGGAGCTGACCACGCCGACCTACTTCTTCTCCAAGGGCAAGTTCCAGATCGAGGCCAAGGATCAGGTGAAGAAGCGGCTGGGGCGGTCGCCTGACCTGGGTGACGGATTGGCGCTGACCTTTGCGCTGCCGGATACACCCAAGCGCGAGGGATCGGGCGTGATGGGCAAGCGATCGGAAGGGCGGCGGCTTGAGGAGTACGACCCTTATGCGCACATGGGCGGACAGTGATGAGTGAGATGGATGTGGTGATCGAGCAATGCCTCGTCGGTGAGCTCTTTAACGATCCCGATATGGGGGAACTCTGCGCAGAGTATGAGCAGGAATGCGCGAACCCGGAGTTGGGCAAGACGACTCCTCAGCGTTCGCTCTATGAGCGTCTGGAGGGGTGTGGAGCGGGACGATGCTTTGCCGCGCGGCTTGAGGGAAGGCTTCGCGGGTTCGCGTTCATGCTGTTGGCGGATTTGCCTCACTACGGTAAGAAATGCGCGACGGTTGAAAGCCTGTTTATCGCGCGTGTAGCTCGGGCTGGGCAGCTCGGCTGGCGCATGATGGAAACCATCGATGCGCACGCCAAGGCGGCAGGATGCGAGGCGATCTTCTACAGCGCGCCGGTGGATAGCAGGTTTGCGCGGCTGCTGCTGGGTACCACCCATTCCCTCTGGACAGGCTACGTCTTCACGAAGAGCTTGCGGTGAGCGCCCTGATTCATACGGACGCGGTGGGAGCCGTGGGACGCAAGGCGACTGTTAGCACGTTGCAGCCGCGGTATGCAACGCTGCCGTCGACGACTCCGGAGCTGCTCGCGCAGATCGGCGAGTTTGAGAATGCCGTGCTCGGTAATGGAGCGGTCGAGGTGCCGACGCAGCATGTGATTCATGCGGGGATGTACGCGCGGACGATTGTGATGCCTGCGGGTGTGGTGCTGACCGGCGCGCTGATGAAGCGGGCGACGCTGGTGATCGTGACGGGAAAGGCTGCGGTGCTGGCCGGTGACGTATGGGTTGAGCTCGACGGGTACAACGTGATGCCGGCGAGCGCGGGACGGAAGCAGGTGTTCGTGTCGCGCTCGCAGGCGGTTATTACGATGGTTTTCCCGACGGCGGCGAAGACAGTGGAAGAAGCCGAGGCGGAGTTCACGGATGACTGTGCGCGGCTTTTGAGCCGGCGTCAGGATGCGAACACGGTTCTGATTACCGGGACCCCGGAAGGAGCGTAGCCATGTCGGGAGCAATTTCGGCGACCGCGATTGCGGCGATTGTAGGAGCTGGGGCGGCGGTGGGCGGCACAGCCTACAGCGTCTACAACGGCCAGCAGCAGAACGCGCAGCAGAAGAAGGCGCTTGCCGCGCAGAACACCGCGCAGCAGCAGGCCGAGGCGAACTCGCTATCCACCGAGCGGCAGAGCGCGGTGGCCGAGAACGCGGCCAACCAGCAGAAGCCGAATGTGTCGGCGATTCTGGCGCGCGCGGCCACCATGGGCAATAACGGTTTGAGCAGCACCATGCTGACCGGACCGACGGGCGTGAGCGCGGGCAATCTGAACCTGGGCAAGCAGACGTTGTTGGGGAGCTGATGCAACGAGAGATTGAAACAGATAAACGCGTGCTTGACCCCTGCTGCGGCGGTCGCATGATGTGGTTCGACCGCAGCCACCCGGATGTGGTGTACGGCGATATACGAACCGAAACCATAATGGTTACTGACCGCTCGCATGGTAGAACCGATGGCACACGTACATTGCGCATCGAGCCAGATGTGACACTTGACTTCAGAGCGCTCCCTTACACTGATGGATCGTTTAAGCTCGTGGTTTTCGATCCGCCACACGTCGTACGATCCGGGCCAAAATCTTGGTTAGCAGCGAAGTACGGTAAGCTCGCCAACTCGTGGCGGGATGATCTGACCATGGGATTCGCGGAGTGCTTCCGCGTCCTCGATGCTGATGGAGTTCTCATCTTCAAATGGAATGAGACTCAGATAAAGCTGACTGAAGTTCTGAGCTTGGTTCCATGTCAGCCGCTGTTCGGCAACCGAAGCGGTAAGAAAGCGGGCACGCATTGGCTCGTATTCATGAAGCCACGCGAGGCCTCACGATAGAGATCGAAAATTATGGCTGAGAATTTTACGTCGACGCGGCAGAAGCTGCTGATGCGCTGGGGACAGATGCGCACCGAGCGCGCCAGCTGGTGGGGGCACTGGCAGGAAGTCTCCACTTACGTGCTGCCCTGGTCGGGGCGCTACTTCCGGCAGGACCGCGACAAGGGCACGCGGCGCGGCAATCAGATTTACGACAACACCGGCATCCGCGCGCTGCGCACGCTGGGTGCGGGGCTGATGGCCGGCGCGACCAGTCCGGCGCGGCCCTGGTTCCGGCTGGCCACGCACGATCCGCAGCTGAACCAGGCGCAGCCGGTCAAGCTGTGGCTGAGCGAAGTGGCGGACCGCATGCACGCGGTGTTTCAGAAGTCGAATACCTATCGTGCGCTGCACCAGGTGTATGAGGAGCTGGGCGCGTTCGGCACCGCGTCGTCGATCGTGCTGCCCGACTTCAACACCGTGATCCACCACTATCCGCTGACTACCGGCGAATACGCGATCGCCACCGACTGGCAGGGACGCGTGAATACGCTCTACCGCGAGTTTGAAAAGCCGGTGAGCGAGATGGTGAAGGAGTTCGGCCTGGCCAATTGCTCGACCATGGTGCAGTCGCTCTACGGCAACGGAAACCTGGGGGCGTGGATCCCCATCGTGCATGCCATCGAGCCGCGTTCCGACCGCGACCCTTCGAAGCGCGACGCGCGCAACATGGAATGGGCCAGCTACTACTTCGAGCTTGGCGGAGACACGAGCCAGGTGCTGCGGGAGAGCGGCTTCAAACAGTTTCCCGCGGTGGTGCCGCGCTGGGCGGTGGCCGGTGGCGACATGTACGGCAACTCGCCGGGCATGGAAGCGCTGGGCGACATCAAGCAGCTGCAGCATGAGCAATTGAGGAAGGCGCAGGGCATCGATTACCAAACCAACCCTCCGCTGCAGGTTCCTGACAGCCTGAAGAACCGCGACGTGGAGCGGCTGCCGGGCGGGATCACCTTTGTGCCGGCGGGAAGCGGAAACGCCAAAGTGGAGACGGCGTTTGAGGTCCAGCTCAACCTGGGCGAGCTGCTGGGCGATATTCAGGATGTGCGCGAGCGCATCCGGCAGAGCTTCTTCTCCGATATTTTTCTGATGCTCGCTAACTCCACCAACCCGCAGATGACCGCGACCGAAGTGGCCGAGCGGCACGAAGAGAAGATGCTGATGATGGGCCCGGTGCTGGAGCGGCTGAACAACGAGCTGCTGTTTCCGCTGGTGGAGGCGACCTTCACGCACATGGTGGAGATGGGCGCGGTGCCGCCGGCGCCGCCGGAGCTGGCCGGGATGGACCTGAATGTGGAGTTCATCTCCATGCTGGCACAGGCGCAGCGGGCGATCGGCACCAACAGCGTGGACCGCTTTGTGGGCTCGCTGGGCACGGTGGCGCAGATGAAGCCGGATGTGCTGGACAAGTTCGATTCGGATGCCTGGGCGGACGCGTACAGCGACATGCTGGGCATCGATCCGAAGTTGGTTCTGGCGAATGATCAGGTGGCGATGATCCGGCAGTCGCGGGCGCAGGCCCAGGCGGCGCAGCAGAAGATCGCAGCGGCGGCGCAGGTAAGCGGCGCGGCCAAGAACTTTGCGCAGGCTGGAGCGGCAGCGCCGGGCGGAGCTGGTCCGCAGAGCCCGATCGATATGTTCAGCGGATACCAGTAGCCACCCCACAAACGAGGACCTGTTTGCGGGGGCCCCGTGACCAACCCCAATAGGAGGCAACAATGCCATCGCTCATCAATATGGAGAACACGCCGCAAGAGGCGAACGCGCAGGTTGGCATGCCGTCTGCTGCGGATGCTCCGAAGTATCCCTGGGGGCTGAGCATTTCCCTCGACGACGGTTCGCTCGACAAGCTGGGCGTGAAGACGCTGCCGGCGGTGGGCACCGAGGTGACGATTGTCGCCAAGGCCACGGTGAGCTCGACCAGTGAGTATTCGACGGAGGGTGCTGGCGCGTCCGCCAGCATGAGCCTGCAGATCACCGACCTGCAGCTGGACGGGCTGGACCGGGACGTCTTCAGCCGCGCTGCCGAGATGCTGTACGGAAAGGCGAAGTAAACACCCAGCCATGACCAACGGATACGACCCCACCGACCTGCGCGGGCAGCAGGAGGGCAAGCAGGAAGCGGAGGCTGCCGAGCGCCTGGCGCGCGAGACGGAGATCGCCGACCTGAAATGGCTGATGAGTTCGAAGCGCGGGCGCCGCTTTGTGTGGCGGTTGCTCGAAATGTCGGGCCCGTTCCGGATGTCCTTCAACACGAACGCCATGCAGATGGCCTTCAACGAAGGTTCCCGGAACCTGGGCAACCGGCTGTTCAACGAGGTAATGACGCTTTGCCCGGAGATGTATCCGGTGATGGCGAAGGAGCAACAAAATGACAGAGACGGCAACGGCAAACAATCCAACTGAAGCCGCAGCCTCTACGGAGGCGTCCGCGACGCTGCTGGCAACGGCCGGCAACGGGACGGGCGAAACCCAGCAGACGCAGACTACGCAGACTCAGACGCCGCCAGCGGCTGAGACGACGGCGACCACCACCACGACCACGGAGACAGCCGCACCCGCCGCAGCGCCGGAGAAGTACGCCTTCACCGCGCCCGAGGGAACGACCTACGACTCCGAAGTTCTGGAGGCTTTCACCGGCGCGGCCAAAGAGGCCAATCTGACGCAGGATGCGGCGCAGAAACTGATCGAGAAGATGGCGCCGGCGTTAGCCGCGCGGCAGGTCGATCAGGTCAAGGCGATCCACCAGGAATGGCACACCGCTTCGAGCGCCGACAAGGAGTTCGGCGGGGAGAAGCTGGCCGAGAACCTGGGTGTGGCTCGCAAGGCGCTCGATAACTTCGGGACGCCGCAACTGCGCACGCTGCTGGACGAAACCGGGCTGGGCAATCATCCGGAGGTAATCCGGTTACTGTTCCGCGCCGGCAAGGCGATCAGCGAGGACAAGTTCGTGGGCGGCGCACCCGGTGGCAAGGGTGCGGTGAATCCGGCGGCGGTCCTCTACGACAAAACTCAAACTCAGAAGGGATAGGTGAGACGTGCCGAATCTGATTGATATCGCAAAGTCCTTCGACCCGCAGGGCAAGGTCGCGGTGGTGGCCGAGCTGCTGAACCAGTCGAACGAGGTCATCCAGTACATGAACTTCATCGAGGGCAACCTGCCCACCGGCCATAAAGGCGTGGTGCGTGCAGGGCTGCCCAGCGTGACGCTGCGCCGTTTCTACAAAGGCGTTACGCCGTCGAAATCCGGCCGCGACACCATCGAGGACGTATGCGCGATGCTCGAAGGCCGCAACGAGATCGACAAGGATCTGGCCGACCTGAACGGGAACGCCGCGTCCTTCCGGCTGTCGGAGGGCCTGGCCTTCATCGAAGCGATGAACCAGGAGTTCGCGCAGCAGGTGCTCTACGGCGACACGTCCTCGAACAAGGACGGCATCCTGGGGCTGGCGCCGCGCTACAACGCCATCTCCGGCGCGACCAACGGCGCGAACGTGATCGACGCCGGGGGCACCGGCTCGGACAACACCTCGGTGTGGCTGGTGGTGTGGGGCGAGAACACGGTGACCGGCGTTTATCCCAAGGGATCGAAGGCCGGGCTGGTGCAGGAGGACCTGGGGGTGATCGACGCGTTCGACGCCAACCAGAATCGCTTCCGCGCCTACGCCGAGCTCTACCAGTGGAAGTTCGGGCTGCACGTCAAGGACTGGCGCTACGCGGTGCGCATCGCCAACGTGGACGTGAGCGACCTGATCGGACAGACGGGCACGCAGCTGAATACCGCCGTGACCTGGCTGCCGTACCTGATGATGCGGTCGTTCGCGCGCATCCCTTCGATGGGCATGGGCACGGCTACCTTCCTCGCCAGCCGCACGGTGAAGGAAATGCTGGGCGTGGCCGCAGTGGCCAAGACGGTCTTCGGGCTGACCATGGAGCAGGCCGGCAACCAGTTCGGCAACGTGACGGCGGGCAGCGTGGCGGGCACCGGAACCGGCATCCGCGGCGGGCAACTGAAATTCTTCGGAGTTCCGGTGCTCACCGTCGACCAGCTGCTCGGGACCGAAGCGCGCGTGGTCTAGGCGCAGCGCAGGCCATCCCCTCAAACGAAATTTCTAACCCTCGCACTCGGAAGGAGCAAGCGAAATGGGAATGTTGGATTCGCAGTTGATTTTTGCGGAAGGGCAGACGGTGACGGCGATCGGCGACACCGCCAGCACCAGTGTCTACCAGGCGGCCAACGCGGCGCTGGGAGACGAAGGACTGACGGGTGAGAACCTGTGGGTGCAGGCGCTCGTCTCGACCGCTGTAACCTCGGCCGGCGCGCCCACCGTGCAGGCCGTGTTCCAGGACTCAGCGGACGGCGCGACCTACGCCGATGTGGTGGCGGGGCCGGTGTTTGCCCTGGCGGCGCTCACTGCGGGCAAGCAACTGCTCGCCGTGCAGCCGCCTCCAGGCACGCGCCAGTACCAGCGCATCGCCTGGCGGGTAGCGACGGCAGTGCTGACGGCGGGCAAGTTCGACGCCTTCATCTCGAACACGCTGCAGCGCAACGTGTCCCAGCCCTCGGGCTTCACCGTAGGCTAAACCGGCTGACGCAAGCGTACCTAAACAGGACAGGCTGAAGAAGCCCGCGCGGGTGAAAGGCCCGCACACTTTTGAAACACGACGGGAGCGAGTATGGAAGTGAAAGCGATCAGGGACTGCTTTGTGGGCAGCTACCGCAAGGCGCAAGAGGAATTCGAGTACAGCGGCCCGAAGAACACGAACCTTCAGCCGCTGGGCGGGGCCAAGTGGCCAGCCGCCAAGCCGGAGAAACCGAGCACCGGAAACCCGGTGCAGGTGAATGTCGGCGTCGGCGAGGCTGAGGCGGCAAAGTAAGTTAAGCGGTTTTGCGGCGCGGGCCGGGGCGTAATCGTCCCGGTCCGCTTTTTTTACGGAAACAGACGCGGAGGCGTGAATGAGCGAGGTCGTGATCTGCAACCTGGCGCTGTCGCATCTGGGCGACACGGCGACGGTGGCCAGCATCAAGCCGCCGGACAGCTCGGTGCAGGCGCAGCTCTGTGCGCGCTTCTACTGGGTGGCCCGCAACGCGCTGCTCGAAATGGCGAACTGGGGGTTTGCGACGCGGCGCGTGGCGCTGGCGCTGGAGCAGGAGGCGGTGGACGACAGCACGCCGCGCGTCTACCCGGATAATTCGCCGGCGACCTGGCGCTACATGTACGCGCTGCCGAGCGGCGTGATCAACGTGCTGGCGGTGCTGCCGGCGGAAGCGCGGGACGATTACGAAGAGCGGTTCGGGCCGGTCGAGAACGATCACTACCCGCCTTATCCTCAAGGTTATTTACCGGTGCCGGGCGCGCCGGACTATGTTCCGCAGCCCTATGCGGTGGAGACGCGGCCGGACGGATCGCAGATTGTGCTGACCAATGTTTGCGACGCGGTGCTGCGCTACACCGGGCTGGTGGAGGACACGACGAAATTCAGCCCGCTGTTCACGCTGGCGCTGAGCTATCTGCTGGCTTCGATGCTGGCCGGGCCGCTGATTAAGGGCGATGCCGGGATGGCTGCCGCGGCGCAACAGCTACAGGCGTTCGAAGCGATCAAGGGGCAGGCCGTGGCGAGCGATGCGAACCAGCGCAAGACGAACGTGGAGCCGGCGGTGAGCTGGATAAGAGGGCGATAGATGCCGAGCACGCGCACCTATTCCCGTAGCTTTGCCGGCGGAGAGCTGTCGCCGGAGATGTTCGGGCGGATAGACGACGCCAAGTTCCAGGCCGGCGCGGCGACGCTCAGAAACTTTATCGTGAACCCCACCGGGGCGGCGATGAACCGCGCCGGCTTCGCCTATGTGAACGCGACCAGGAACAACGGCGTCGCCCGGCTCATCCCCTTTACCTACGATGTGAACCAGACCATGGTGATCGAGCTGGGCGATAAGTACGCCCGCTTCCACACCCAGGGCGAAACGCTCGAGTACTCGAAGGCCGGGATGCCAGCGTGGATCCCGCCCTCGGGCGCCCTCACCTTTGCCTACGCGACGCCGGGCATCGTCACCTGGACGGCTCACGGGCTGGCGACAGGCGCTCCTATCCGCTTCTACGCGTACGGCAGCTCCACGCCTGTGGTTCCCGGCGGCATGCAGCTCGGCTACACCTACACCGTCCAGGTCATCGACGCCAACAACTTCACTCTCCTCGATCAAAATGGAAACGCGGTCACCCTGACCGATCCTTCCGGCGGCGGCGGATCGTCGACCAACTATCCCGGCAGCGGGTCGCCCACGGTCTCGCTGAACCTCGCCCCCGGGCAATCCTCAAGCATCAACGGAGGCGCCGTAGGTGGGCTGGCCAATGTGCCCGTCACGGGCGGCCTGGCGACGCTGAACGCCACCATTTCGGCTTCGGTCTACGCCTACCAGGGCGGCGGCGCCGTGAGCTTCCAGTATTCGATCGACGGGGTGCACTGGAACAACTTTGCCATCGCGAACGCCTCGGAGATCCGGACGTTGAGCGTGTCGATCGCGATCGCCAACCTGGACACGCTGCAGATTCGCTGCACGGCCGGCGGCAGCGCGGGTCCTGGCGGCAGCGTGCATCTTTCCGGAACCATCAGCGCGTGGAGCGTGGATGTGCCGACCAGCGGCGGCGGGCCTTCGTCGGCGGATGTTCGCGCCTATGCCTACTACGCGGCGGGCGACAACGTTCTCTATGGTGGCGCCGCGTATCTGGCCGTCGTCGACGATACCGGAGGAGTGACCACGCCGGGCACAAACGCGGCGGTGTGGTATGCATTGCCCACCGACCTGACCTACGAGATTCCCACGCCCTACGCGGCCGCCGACCTCTTCGACATCCATTACACGCAGAGCGCGGACGTGATGACGCTGGTGCATCCGAACTACCCGCCTGCCGAGCTGCGGCGGCTGAGCGCTGCCGAATGGGCGCTCGCGCCTATCGTGTTCGGACCGCCGCTCAATGCTCCGCTGGGAGTGGCCGTGACAGCCAGTCCCGGCTACCTGGCGCAAATCCAAACCATCTCGACCGCCGACCCGGCGCTGATCACCACAAAATCGAACCACACGCTGGCCATGGGCGACGGCATCTACATCGCCAACCTGACCGCGACCATCGGCGGCGTGGCCACGGTGATGGACGGCTTCTACATGGTGCAGAGCGTGCCGGTGGACGGCAGCGGCAACCTGATCCCCAACGAGCTGACGGTGATGGACTACAGCGGCAACTCGCTCGACTCTACCGGCTGGTCGAGCTACCACGCGACGGATGGGACGAAGCCGATCACCATCCAGTACGGGACGAAGATCTTCGACATCGTCAACCCCTATGCGGTGCAGGCGATTGCCTCGGACGGCGTGAGCACCAGCGCGCTGAGCGCGTCGGCCAGCGTGCTGAACAACCTCGACGTGCCCGGCTCTTTTAACACCATCAGCTGGATCGCTGCGGCCGGAGCGCAGAGCTACAACGTCTACAAGCAGTTCAACGGGCTGTGGGGCTACATCGGCAACACCACGGACACCAGCCTGGTGGATGACAACATCGCGCCGGATATGAGCATCACGCCGGGAACTCCGGACGCGGTGTTCTCGGGCGTGGGAAACTATCCGGGCGCGGTGTGCTACTTCCAGCAGCGGCGCTGCTTTGCCGGGACCACCAACGGGCCGGACAATGCGTGGATGTCGAACTCCGGCACGGAGAGCATGTTCAGCTATTCGCTGCCCTCCGAGGATACGGACCGCATCGCTTTCCGGGTGGCCGCGCTTGAGGCCGACGTCATTCAGCACATGGTGCCCATGCTGCAACTGGTTCTGCTCACCAGCGAATCGGAATTCGCGCTGGTGCCGGGCGGCTCGACCGCCATCACTCCGACTTCGATCTCCGTGAACCCGCAGAGCTATGTCGGCGCTTCCGGCGTGCAGCCGACGATTATCAACACCACGCTGGTCTATGCGGCGGCGCGCGGCGGGCATGTGCGCGAGCTGGGATATGCGTGGACGGTGAACGGCTACATGACCGGAGACCTCTCGCTGCGGGCCGCGCATCTGTTCGATACGCTGACCATCGTCGACCAGGCGTATTCGAAAGCGCCATGGCCGATTGTGTGGTTCGTGTCGAGCAGCGGTAAGCTGCTGGGGCTGACCTACATTCCCGAAGAGCAGGTGGGCGCGTGGCACCAGCACGATACCCAGGGCAGCTTCGAGAGCATCTGCTGCGTGGCGGAGGGAGCGGAGGACGTTCTCTATGCCGTGATCAACCGCACCATCGGCGGCGAGACGGTGCGCTATGTGGAGCGCATGGCGACGCGGCTCTTCGACACCCTGGTGGATGCGTTCTTCGTGGACGCGGGCGCCTCGCAAAGCTTCGGCACAGCGGTAACCGAGATCAGCGGGCTGACCTGGCTCGAAGGCCAGAAGGTCGCGGTGCTGGCCGATGGCGGCGTGCAGTCCCAGAAAACCGTGACCGGCGGCGCGATCACGCTGGACCATGCGGCCAAAGTGATTCAAGTGGGGCTGCCCTACACCAGCGATCTTGAGACGCTGCCGGCGGTGCTGCAGCTGGACGGCTACGGGCAGGGGCGGATGAAAAACATCAACAAGGCCTGGGTGAAGGTCTACCAGTCGAGCGGGATCCTGGTGGGGCCGGATGAGGATCATCTGACCGAGATCAAACAGCGGACCACGGAGCCGTGGGGCTCGCCGCCGGCGCTTGCGAGCGCGGAGCTGATGGTGATGACTACGCCGAGCTGGCAGGAGAACGGGCAGACGCTGATCCGGCAGCAGAATCCGCTGCCGCTGGACGTGGTGGGACTGACTCTGGAGGTGGCCATCGGTGGGTAGCGGATACACAGTTCCTTACGGCTTGCAGCCGAACGATCCGGCGCTGACCGACACCATCCAGCCGCCGAACTTCCTGACTTCAAGCTGGGACAGCATCGACAGCTGGTTCAAGGGCGGCAACGTCGACACCACGGGCATGTCGCCTTCGATGGCCTCGACGGCGCAGACCGGGCAGACGGCGAAGAACCTCGGCCTGCTTACCAGCGTGCTGGGCGGCGTGAATTCGGCCATCGGAACGTTTTACGCGGCCAAGACAGCGCAGTACCAGGAGAAGTCCGAGGCATCAAGCCTTGCCTTCCAGAGCGACATGGCGTCGATCAACCAAAGCCGGGCAGAGATGACGGCGCAGTCGATCGAGGAAGCGGGCAAGAGCCAGGTGGCCAACTACACCATGCAGGCCGGGCAGCAGAAGGCGGCGGCCACGGCCAGTATGGCGGCGCGCGGCATCGCGCTGGGCGTGGGCTCTGCAGCCGATGTCTCGGCCAGCATGGATGTCGAAAAAGACTTGAACGTGATGGCCATCAACTCCAACACCACGCGGCAGGCGTGGGCGGCGCGCGAGCAGGGCACGAATTACCAGAACGAAAGCCTGCTGGACCGCACCAGCTCGGCGAACGCGCTGCGCTCGGGCAACTCCATCAGCCCGTGGGGATCGACGGTGAATAGTTTGATGGGCACGGCGACGAAGGTCGCAGGGCAGTGGGACTGGAACCGCTGGATGCAGCAGCGGATGGCGAATGGCTCGCCGGTGTCGCAGGTAGGGATAGGAGCTTAGCAGATGCCGATGAATCCGATGCGTCCCGACTTCGGGACCCAGGCTGCGTCCACTCCAGCCATCTTCGCGCCCAGCGTGGCCCAGGGCGAGACGCCTATGTCGCCGGCGATTGCGCCGGGCGTAAGGCCGATGCGGAACTCCGCGCCGGGGCTGTTGCAGCAGACCGGCGAGACGCTCGACCAGGCCGGCGCACTCGAAACCAAGCTGGGCAACACCATCGGCGACCGCGTGCAGGAGACGATGGATGACGCGACGACCAAGGCGGCGGAGAACCAGTTTCTGCAATCGTCGCTGCCGCTACTCGGCCAATACCGGACGACGGAGGGCCTGACCGCGACGCAACAATTCGATCCCACCGCGCAGGCTATTGCCAAGGCGCGGCAGGACGCGCGCGGGACGCTGACCAACCCCATCCAGCAGCGCATGTTCGACCAGGTCACCAATGACCATATGCTCACCTTCGGGCAGCAGATGGCAGACCACGAGAACGTGCAGAGGGTGCAGTATGGCAAGCAGCAATCGAGCGATCGCGCCGACAGCATGAACGGGCTGGCGCGGATGGCGTATCTGAACGGCGACCAGGCCGGCTACCAGAAATACACCGCGGCGGCTGACGCCGAAGCTCTGAACGTGGCGCAACTGAGCGGAGCGGCGCCGGACTCGGATGTGGCGCAGGCCATGCTGCGAGCCAAGCGCAGCAGCCTGGCGCAGGGCGTGGTGGCCGGGCTGCTCGACAAGCATGCCGTGAATGAAGCGGACCAGTACTTTCAGAACGTGCAGGGCAGCATCGATTCGCGCACCGCGACGGCGCTGGACGGCGCGTTGAAGAGCGCGCACATGCAGGAAGATCCGAAGGTGTACGGGCAGCGGGCCATTGCCGCCGCGCTGGGTGTGACCGGCCCGGGCGTACTGCAGGCACCGATTCCGGGGGGAACCATCACCACCACCCAGGGCGTGGACGGAATCGATATCCACGCGGCACAGGGAACTCCGGTGCATGCGCCGGCCAGCGGTACGGTGTCGAAAGTCTGGATGGACCCGCAGATGGGCCGCTCCGCCGAGATCGCGCTGCCGGGCGGTTATACCGCGACCTTCAACGGCCTCTCTGCCGTGAACTACGAAGCGGGGCAGAAGATCACCGTGGGGCAGGTGCTGGGCCAGACCGGCAAGGATGACTCGGGCCAGGGCGTGATGCACTACGCGATGACCGGCGCGGACGGGAAGTATATCGATCCGCGGCAGGCCTCGAGCGCGCCCATGGACCCGAAGAACTTCAACTCGCCGGAAGCCGAGGAAAAGGCTATCAACTGGGTGAACCAGAATGTTTCCGACCCGGACACGCAGAAGCTCACCGAGGGCTATGTGCGCGGGATCGCCAGCACCAACCGCCAGATCGAGAACCAGGAGCACTCCGCGGCGGTGAAGCAGGCGACGGATTACTGGTTCCAGAACGGCCAGTCGCTGAATGGCCTGCCGGCGGACGTGCAGATGAAGCTGACACCGGAGGATATCGACAGCTTCTCGCAGCAGACCAAGGCCAAGAACGATGTGAATGTGATGGCCAACTGGATCGAGCACCCGGAGCAGATGACGGTGGACGCGGTGCGGCAGGCGCACGCACAAGGGCAGCTCTCCGACTCGGGCTACCTGACCGCGCTGCGCCAGGCGACCAATTTGCAGGCGGATTCG